GTGAACCAATATTGGAAGCAGATTAATAAATTTGAAAATACTAAATGGTTATATTTATTTTAGAATTAAAGCATAAAAACAATATCAAATGGCATATTTAGATAATACCGAAATTACAGTTGATGCTATCCTTACGAAAAAAGGTAGACAAAAATTAGCATCCGGTCAGTCTTTAAACATTACAAAGTTCGCTTTGGGTGATGATGAGATTGATTACACATTATATGAGCCAGCACACCCAAAGGGTTCGGCTTATTATGATTCAGCAATTAGAGCAATTCCTATTACTGAAGCATCACCTGATGAAACTCAAGTATTGAGATATAAATTAGTGACTCTTCCAAAAGGAACAACTCAAATCCCAACCGTTAGATTGGGTGTACCTTCAATCGCTGTAAACCAAACTGAAGGTGGTGTTGCATTATTACCAACTACATCTCCTGCTGGAAACTCAAATGCGGGATATACTGTTGTATTAGCAGACCAAAGAGCAGGTACATTGACAGTGACAAGAGGTGCTTCAACAAGTGGTACTGTTCCAGTATTCTTGGGTGAAGAAGTTACAACAACAGCACAAGTTGTAAGTGGATTGGAGTTTAGATTTACACCAAATCCAAATTTAACAATTGATATTTCAACAACAGTAACTGTGTATGGTAACGAAACCGGTGGTTCACAAACTATACCTGTGACTGTAACTTATAAAGCATAAAACGATATAAAAAATGGCACAAATAAATGACCCGAATGTAACGGCCCAGATTGCATCTTTAGCAAATACTGGTGTTGTTGATACTGACCAAATTGTAGCGTTGTTAAATACCGCACTACCTGCAGGTCAACAAATTGCTGTAGGTGCTGGTGTTACAACTGGTATTTACAAGAGATTTGGTGAATTTGACAAAGTAAACGCAAAAGTTGAAGTTGTTACCACTGGCTTATGGACAAGTGATGAAGGACAAATAAACAATTTCTTTACATCATCTACTCAAGCAGCGGCAACGAGTGGTAAGTATTACTACAACATCTATTCATACAACCCACAAATTAGTGCATCAGCAGAAGTTGAATTTGCAATAGCATATGGACACGTTGATTCAAGTGGTTCTGCAACATTGGATGTTGATACAAATTCAACTTTAGCTACAAAAGCAACTTACGCACAATATAAATCTATTTTATTAGACCCAACTGATTCTAAATTCTCATTCCCTAATTCTGGTGGAACTGAAGATGATTCAAATGGTCTTTATGTGATTAACATTGCAAGAAATAGATATAGAGAATCAATGGATGCTGGAAACTGGGAATTAAATCTTTCTGGTTCTAATGGTAATTTTACTTTCATTGATGATAGTGGTAAGAAATTTGGTGATAATTTTGGAAAAGCTGGTAGAGTATTCAATATTGTAGAGGGAACTCTTAATGTTGGAACTCAATTAGAAGCAACTATCACAAACCAATACGATGCAAATGGTAAAGGATTTGGATTATTCTATCCAGATAGAGGAATTATGGTATTCAATCCAACTGCACTTCAAACTAAATTAGGAAACATCCATGATGAAAATGGAAACTTAATAGGTGGAATGAGTGGCTCTCACGCAACAGGATCTGAGCAGTATAATCATAAGAGATTATATTACGCAGTTAAAAAAGGAGCTGACTTTGATGCTAGAAGAACTGAAAATGTATCAACACAACATTTCTTCGTAAGAGCAACAAATAGAGAGTTTAACTATTCTAACAATCCTACTTATATAGATACAAATGGAGATTTTACAGAAGCAACATTTGAAACTGACCCGCAAACATACATCACAACCGTAGGTTTGTATAATGATTCAAATGAATTAGTTGCTGTAGCAAAAACTTCTCAACCAATTGTAAAATCTTTTGATAAGGAAGTATTGATTAAAGTTAAATTATCATTCTAATTAATTTAATAAAAAGCATGAAACCCCCGAAAGGGGGTTTTTTGTTTAATTTATATTTATAGAAAATGTATAAATGATTAAAGAAATTCCAAAATCTGATATTATAGTAAGACCAATGAAGGTCTATAAAGAATGGAGATTGGATGGAACTGATGTACCCGTCTACCTCGCTTCAACTGGAAGTGGTGGTGAATACGATATAGAAGTTGACCCAAAAACAAACGGTGTCTCAAAACGAGCATTGTATTACTCAATTAAATCCCAATTCTACACAAACGCAGACACAGCTTCTATTTTAACCGAAGTTGGAAAGCGAAAATCATATGCTTCCAAAGATGAGAGAGTTATAGGAAATGAAATTGCAGTAATATCAATTCCACAGGAATATTATGGAGAGGGTGTAAAAATCGGTTCATTGGTTTTATATGATGACCCAACCGGAGCCAATACAACATATACCGATGATGGGTTTTCAAATCTAATAGATTCGGCTAGTAATATTAAAGGAAATGTGTTTTATGATAGAGGATTGGTTGTTTTAACTGACGGGGTGGTTAGTGGCTCTACTTTAGAAAATTTCTTTTTAGATTTTCGTTCTACTAAAACTATATTTGAAAATGAAATATTTTTATCAGTATTAGAAAACGAATTTAATTACTCACAAAATCCATCGGCAGTATATGAAGATGGTGGTAAAATAATTACAACTGTTATTCAAAGACCAGGCTCAACGGTTGTTGGTGATTTGGTAACTTCATCTTTTTATGATGCGGGTATTAAATGGGTAAAAGGAAAAAAACATCCTTATACATCATCTTTAAATCCTTTGAAATTTGGAAGTTTTGATGATTATATATACAGTGGTTCAGTAGACCCAACTGGTTCATATTTAGCACCATATATTACAACAATTGGATTATATGATGATGAATTGAATATGGTGGCAATCGCTAAATTACCAAAACCAATAAAATCATTACCAGATTATCCACTTAATTTTGTAATTCGTTTTGATACTTAATTGACAGTTTTATTATATTTATATTTAAAATAGAGAACAAATGGCAGCAACAATAATAGATTTATATAATTCATATGATGGTAAAGGTCTAACAAACAACTGGAAAAACGCAAAACCAGAAACAGCTAAAGACCCAACACCGTATTCGGTAGGAACAGTTCCGGGCAAAGATGTAAAAGCTCCTTTTGGAAATATAGATGCCGCAATAGTAAACGATGCTAAACTAAAAAAAGGTAGAAATGGTGATTTAGGAAGTAATCCTACACCTTTATCCGGATACACTATGCCAGGATATGGTCCAGGTGATAATCAGTATAGTAAGAAGATTGTTAAGAAATAATCAATGTCTTGGAAATTTAAGGGAAATATTGTTACAGAAGAAAACACTCCAGAGGGTGCGATTGGTTTTGTCTATAAGATTATACACACTCCAACTGGTAAATTCTATATTGGTAAAAAATCACTTACATCAACTCGCCGTTTAAAACCCTTAAAGGGAAAGGTTCGTAAAAGAGTAGTAAAGAAAGCTTCTGATTGGGAGAAATACTATTCATCAAACGAATGGATTAAAAACGAAGTAAAAGAAGGTAGAAGTGGCGATTTTGAAAGAGAAATCATTCAATTCTGCTTTAGTAAAAAATCACTTACATATTGGGAAGTTTGGTGGCAATTTAAATTAGACGTTTTGATGGACCCACGCTCTATTAATGAAAATTTAATGGGAAAATTCTTCCGAAAGGATATATATTAATAAACAAACGTTATGACTTTAGATGAAATTTGTAAAAAGTACGGAATTTCTGATTCTTACTTAAACTCAAAAGATGATGCACATTCTATTGCAGCTGCATCCCTATTAGACCTTAAAGGTATGGTTCTCTCCAATCAACCTAGAGAAGAAGTTGCAAATAAACTTCAATTTTTAGCCGATTTTCTTACTGACGTAAGAAATTCCACTTTTGGTTAATTAAATTTGGTTATATCCGAAAAATGTTGTATATTTACATAGTTTTTGTGGATATAACCTAAATTATGTTATCGGGTAAGAACAAATTAAAAATAATCAATATATTAGACTCTGCATTGGGAGTAGGCTCATCTCTGAAAGGAAATGAACAAGCACACCATTGTCCTTTTTGTAATCATCATAAGAAAAAACTTCAAATAAATTTAGATACTCAAAGATGGCATTGTTGGGTATGTGATTCTAAAGGCAGAAGTATATCATCCCTTCTTCGTAAACTAAATGTAGACATTAGGGATATTGGAATTGTAAAGGATGTATATGGTGATGAGCCCGAATACGATTCAAAAGAGGAATATGTAGCAAAATTACAATTACCTAAAGAGTTCAAACAATTATACTTCAAACCAAAAGGTATAAATCCTTCCTATAATCAAGCATTACACTATTTAAATAAAAGAGGTATCACAAAAGCTGATATCGTAAAGTATAACATTGGATATTGTGAAGATGGATTATATGGTGGTAGAGTTATTATTCCTTCTTACGATGATAATGGTGAACTTAATTACTTTGTGGCTCGTTCATTCTATGATGAAGAAAAGATGAAGTATAAAAACCCACCGATTAGTAGAGATGTAATTGTATTTGATGGAATGATAAATTGGAATGAACCAATCACATTAGTTGAAGGCGTATTTGATTCCTTCTCAGTCAAGAGAAATGTAATTCCTTTGTTGGGTAAATTCTTACTCAGCAAACTCAAAAATAAAATATTAGAAAAAGGTGTTAAGGATGTAACTATTATGTTAGATTCAGATGCCGTTGAAGATTCTACCAAGCATACTGATTGGTTTATGAAAAATGGTATTAAAGTTCGTAATATCATTCCAACTGATAAGGATGCCGGAGAAATGGGTTTTCAAAAAGTAAATGAACTATTAAAAGATGCCAAAGAGACAAGTTGGGATGATTTGGTGATGGCGAAGTTGAATAACATATGAGTTTAAAAAGAATTTATCACATCGCGGATATTCATATTCGTAACGTAAAAAGACACAAAGAATTTAGAGACGTTTTTGAAAAAATGTTTGAAGAAATTCGTAAGAGAGGTACTGAAGATTCTCTAATTTATTTGGCAGGTGATATTGCCCATGCTAAATTAGAAATGTCTCCTGAATTGGTGAAAGAGATTAGTTGGTTATTTACTGAATGTTCTAAACATTGTAAAACCATATTAATTGCGGGCAATCATGATTGTAATATGAACAATTCGGATAGATTGGATGTACTTTCACCTATTGTAGAGGCACTTAATCTACCAAATTTTCATTATTTAAAAGATACTCAAATATTTTGGGAAGATAAAGTAGCATTTGCAGTATATTCTATTTTTGATAATAAAGATAATTGGCCAAAGGCAGATGATTGGACGATGATGCCGGCCAGAAAAAAGATTGCACTATTTCACGGACCTGTGGACCACTCACAAACCGATATAGGGTATGTAGTATCATCCAGACATTTCACAACTGATATGTTTGATGGTTACGATTTAGCCCTATTAGGTGATATCCACAAAAGACAAGAACTAATTTCCCCTAAAGGTTGTAAGTGTGTTTATGCAGGTTCGTTGGTGCAACAAAATTTTGGAGAAACCCTTGATAAACATGGTTTCTTAGTTTGGGATTTAGAAACATTAACATATGAAGAAGTTGATATTAAAAACGATTATGGTTATTACACCATGGATATTATCGCAGGAGTTGTTCCTGACGTTACTGATTTACCTACTTATCCAAGGCTTAGGGTAAGGTTCTCCGATACTGATGCGGTAGATACAAAGAGAGCAATCACCGAAATTAAAATCAAATACGGTGTAGAAGATTTTACAACTATACGAACTGATAGTTTACAAAAGAAAAAGACCGGTGATAGAGATAATAAATTAGAATTAGAAGATATTACTGATATTAATTATCAAAACTCTCTTATATCCGATTATATCCAACGTATGTTGCCATTTGTGACACCAGAAGATATAGCAGGAGTTCAATCTCTAAACAAAGAGATTAATAGTAGAATCGTATTAGACGAACTGACAAGAAACGTACAATGGAAGCCGGTAAGATTTGAATTCTCTAATATGTTCAGTTATGGTGAAGATAACGTAATCAATTTTGACAAAGTTAGCGGACTAATGGGATTGTTTGCACCAAATGCAAGTGGAAAATCAGCATTATTTGACGCAATATCATTTTGTCTATTTGATAAGTGTAGTAGAGCGTTTAAGGCATCTCACATTATGAACAATCGTAAATTGGATTTTCACTGCCAATTAGATTTTGAAGTAGAAGGAGTATCTTACACTATAAGGAGAGAGGCGAGAACTATTAATAAGGGAAGAAACGTAAAAGTAGATGTGCAGTTTTGGAAAGAGGTAGATGGGCAAAAAGAATCACTTAATGGAACTGAAAGAAGGGATACCAATCAAGTCATTGAAGGGTATGTGGGAAGGTATGAGGATTTCGTACTCACTGCTCTATCACTACAAGGAAACAACGCCCTATTCATTGATAAGAGCCAATCAGAGAGGAAAGACCTCCTTGTACAATTTATGGGATTAGATATATTTGATAAGTTGTATGAGGCTGCAGCAGATGAGATTAAAGAAGTGGCAGTACTAATCAGAAATTTCAAACGTACTGATTTTACTTCTGAATTGGCGACAAAGGAGACCGACCTTAAAGAGTGTAAAAAAATTCTAAACGAATTAGAGTCTGAAACAAAATCTTTAAACAAACAAAAAGAAGAAATTCAAAACACAATTTCCGATTTAAAAGAATCTTTAACTCCAATTGATTCTAAATTAGATGTTACTAAATTGGAAAGGGGTAAAGCTAAAATTGAGCAAGATATTTTACAAAATGAATCTCTTATAGAAACCAAAAAAAATAATATAGGTGTTTATGGTGAACTTCTTGCTGAAGCATCTCAATCTATTTCACAATATGATAATGTAAATGGATTACCAATAGATGAAGCTAAAAAAGAATGGGATTTAGCAAAAGGAAAAATAGCAGATGTTCAAGCACAAATAGATAAGTTAGAATCTCAATACGAATCAAATTTAGAAAAATTAAAACATTTGGAAAAACATGAATATGACCCAAATTGTAAGTTTTGTATGAATAATGTGTTCGTACAGGATGCTATTGCAACTAAAGAGGTAGTTAAAAAACAAGAGAAACAATTAGAAACTCTTAATTTAGCACATCAGGCCTTAATAAAAGCAACCGAACCATTTTCGGAAGTAGAAGATGTTTGGGAAAAATTGGTTGAGTTAAGAAACAAATATCAAAAGGGAGAAATTCTAAAACAAAAATCTGAAGCAGAATTAAATAGTTTGGAAACTAATCATCAACTTTTACATAATCAATTGGAATCCATAAAATCTGATATTAAAAAATATTATGAAAGTGAGGCAACTATCCAAAAAAATTTAGAGATAAATGAAGAAATCAAAACATTAGAATCTAAAAAGAAAGATTTGGATAAAGATATTAATGAAGCAAATAGAAAAATTTTACAAAAAACTGGAGAGATTGGTTCTATTCAATCTTTTATAGATTCCACTAAAGCAAAGATGATAGAAGTAAAAGAGTTGGAAAATAAAAATACTCTTTATACCTATTATTTGGATGTGGTTAAGAAGGATGGAGTTCCATATGAACTTATTTCAAAAGCAATGCCTGTAATTGAAAATGAAGTAAACAACATTTTAGGACAGGTTGTAGATTTTTCATTAGCATTAGATACAGATGGTAAAAACATTAACGCTAGAATCGTTTACGAGGACCAAGAATGGGCTCTAGAAATGTGTAGTGGTATGGAGAAGTTTATATCAGGTCTAGCGATTAGAGTGGCTCTAATTAACATCTGTGGGTTACCAAGACCTAACTTCCTAGTAATTGATGAAGGGTTCGGAACATTAGATGCGGATAACCTATCATCTTTATTTATGATGATGCAGTATTTAAAAACTCAATTTGATTTTATTTGGATTATTTCTCACTTAGAACAAATGAGAGATATTGTAGACGGATTAATTGAAATTAAAAAAGAAAACGGATTCTCTAAAATTAACTTTTAGAATTAACTGGCAATACATTTTTAGGTAGAGGTTTCTTTGAAGCTTCTACCTTTTCTTTTATAAGGGTTTCAACTAACCCATTTATTTTATATCCTTTTTCCTTGCAAAAATCTTTCAATAATTGATGTATTTCAGAATTAATCTGAATCATTGCATATTTTTTCATATACTTCTTTATTTTTCTTTAGAATTCTAATATAATTATATAAGATAAAAATTTATCCGAATATTTATTTTATATAATAGGAAATATACATGGCAAGAATAAAAAAATATGGAGAAACACTAACGCAACCTCTTTCTTCATTTGCTACCTTTTTAGTAGATACAAATCCAAATTCAGATTATTTTAGAATTACTGAATTTAAAGACACTTTAACTGGTGGTAAAAATGGATTTTTAATTGAAGGTTCTGAACATTTAAAAGAATCTACGGAAGTAAAAATTCAAGTTTTAGATGTAAATGGTGACCCAATATATTGGGAAGTTGGTAATGGAATACCTGAATATTATGAAGGTATTTCTAAAGTTATTTCTTTGCACATTTACGAAGATACTCCAATAGGAGAAGCTAAAATAACAGTTTTAGGTGAATTAAAAACTTATTTAGACGAGGGTAAGGTAGTAAGAGAAGTTCCAGATGAATGGAAAGGAGTTTACAATTTAAAATGGGAAAAGACATTTAAGGTAAACCGATTATTATCTAACAGTGATAAAGTAAGATTTTATAGAAGACCACTTGTCAATATTTCGGAAATAACTAAACCAATCTATTCAACTACAATAAGTAATGTAACTCAGATGGGTAAAGTTTCTGGTATTCCAATAACTCCTGTTGCAGGTACTAATTTATCATCTTATACTTTACCAACGTTTTATAAATTAGAAATAGAAGATACAACAAATTGGTCTGGTTCTATTGAAGGTGCAACTATAAACATTCCTCAATTAGATTATTCTCCAACTGTTATTGATGTTATTAATAATAAAGAATTATTAGTAAGAGAACCATACGTTAATCCAGCAATAGGGTCTGCTGCTGGGGTTGAAAGTTTTACAAATCAAGATTATACTGCATCTTTTAATTATTTGGAAGGTATTGCGAATTTAAAAACTGCTTTAACCGGTTCTTTTGCTAAAATTAATATTACCGATTTAACTACATTTGTGGGTGATGCGGTAAGAGTTAAAATATTTAGAAAATCTCAATCAACGGTAAGTGATTATCAATTCGTTGAAGAAATACAATTAGAATCTAATGAATTACTTGTTGATTTAGAATCACAGAATTCTAATTTAGAATTGTATGGTAATTTTAGTGATAATTTATATAAAAATTATTGGGTGTCATCATCTAATAATTTGGTAACATCTTTTAATCAAAATTATCTTTATAATTCAATAAAATTAAATAGTAATTCTGGGACAAATTATTTTTATACAACGAAATCTTTAGATATTAATAAAGATGTAGAATATTCATTGGGATTAAATGTAAGATTGGAAACTACTTCTGCAACTACATCTCAATTAAGAGTATTTTTAAGTGGGTCTACGCAGACAACTATAAATGGAAACGTAGTAAATGTAGGAACTGAACAGGATATTATAAATTATTATGGTACTGATAAATCTTTGTATCAAAAAGTAACAAGTGCTGTTAATTTTAAAGCAAATGATATTTCTAATGCAAAATTATATTTTGAAGTAAAAGGAACTGGGTGGCACATATCTGGTGTTAGTTTAAAAGCATCTCAAGAAAGTTCATTTTCACCGGATGAAATAACTTTTATACAGCCTGTACCTAGAAATCTTGAAATTGAAACTTTTGATTATAAATTTCAATTTTATGATATAAATAATAATTACATTCCGGTTGATGTAAGTGCAACTAAAACATTTAATGGTGGTAATTTACAAAGAATAGAAAAGAAGTTAAATTTAAATCCAACATCATTATATTTCCAATTTGATTCTGGTTCACAACCTGTTCCACCTACTGTTATTACGTTTAATATTCAAAAAACTTTATTAACAGGTTCAGTAAACTTTACTTCATCATCAATTGATTTCTTTGGAAATGCATTATCTGCATCTCAATACACTGGTGGTGTTTTTCCTGGTACATTAGATTTAACAAATCCAGATGTACCGGTTTTAACTGTTGCTAAATTTACTGGTTCAAGAAGTGATATAGATGTTCAGTTAGTAACATTTACTGGAGAGTGTGAGGGTGTAACCGATACAGTAACAATTACGGCAGTATTAGATGGATTTGGTGGAGTTAATCACGTTATTAAACCGTATAGAGGAACTCAAATTAGAAATAGTAGTACACAATCACTAGAAATTCAAGCGGTAAGAATTGATGGTATTAATAACATAGAATTATATAGTGGTTCTAGACCTGAAAGAGGATGGAACTTAATTCAGTTTCACGTATTAAGTGGTTCTGCACCTTTTGAAAAGTTTGTAAATTTACAATATGCATCTGCTAGTGGATTTGTTCAAGGATTGACAAAGGGTGTATTGGGTACTGGTGAAATTAATTTTAATGCAACATTTAATAGAGATTCTATTGATAAACGAAGAACGGTTTATTTGATGTCATCCGCATCTGCAGCATCAAACTGGGCATCAATTACATCCGCATCGGTTTTAGCATCTCAAATTTTAGAAGATTTGCAGGATGGTTTAGATACTCCGGTTGTAACTTATAATACTGATACGTTTACAATTAATTTTAAAAATGAAAATCAATTTAGACCTGTATCTGCAAGTGCAACTGCATCTTTTTATATAAGAGGTACAAATGAAAATCCAATTTCGGCATCTATATTAGTGTACCCATCAATGTCTTTAAATACGGATTTTGTTCCTGAATATTGGATGTATTGGGTTAGTCAGAGTAAAGATTCAACTATTTCAATTGTAGCAGCGGATGAAAGAGGTAGAAATATACCTGCAAGATTACCGGCAGCATTTATTGGAAATCCTTTATCACAAAGTAAAGTATTAGTTGCTACATTTACTTACACCGAACCTTATACACTAACCGAAATTAGTATTGATAAAACATTTACAATCGTACCGGAAGGTAGACCTGGAGATGAAAGTATTGTTTTTGAATTAGTACCTTCAAATATAACTTTAAATGCCGACGCAAAAGGAAATATAAGTACATACACACCGGCAAATACTGAATTAAAATTAAAACAGGGTGCTAGTTATTTATCATTTTCTTCCAGTAAAGCACCTGGAACATTCTGGTTGAATGATATAACACAATCTTATATAGTTTCAGGAGCAGTAAATTATGTAAACACGTCATCTTTGTTAATAACTTCAATGAGTAATATGACTCAATTGAGTGCAAGTTTGACATATAATTTATTAATTCACCCATTCTTTACATCCAGTAAATACACTCAAAGTTTAGTTCAAAACTTTTCAAAAGCAGTTGATGGTGCACCACCAATAGAAGTATTCGTAACACCATCAAATGTAACACTAAATGCAGATGAAGTTGGTTGGATTAAATCTTACGAAAGAGCGAATACAACTGTACAGGTAAGAGAAGGAAATGATTTCTTAACATTTAGTACAACATCTATTTCTCCTGGTACTTGGAGATTTTTAGAAGTTAGTGGTTCAAATATTAGAACGGGTTCAATAAGAGGATATAATACAACAACTGCCAGTTTAGATTTTAACAATTATACTGTAAGAACATCTTTAAACAATATCATCACATCAGCTAGTGTTGATTATAGAATTATAACTTATCCGTACTCATTATTTCCTGGCCATGTAACTGGTTCAAAAATTATTACTTCTAAACAAAGTATAACTAAAAGTCCAGATGCGGTTAAACCGAGAAGCGTAGTATTATCCGCTGATTCAAGTATTGTAAATTTTGATAGTGATGGTATAGTAATTAGTCCTGAAGGTTCAATCAATCTGGTAGCAACACCAATAAATTATACCAGTTCTTTGGGTAGTATATATTATCAATTTTTTAAAGATGGAGTTGCACAAGACGTTATAAGTACAAGCAATCAGTATGAAGTAACTACCGATATTGCAACAGCACCTGGAGAAACTACGGTTTGGAAAGTTGAGATGAGAGATGGTGCTTCATCCGATATTGTAAGAGCATCTTCGGAAGTAACAATTGCGGGTATAAAAGCAGGAGCAGATGCATTTAATTCATTCTTAACAAATCAAAATAGTTCAATACAAGTTGATTTATGGGAAACAACATATTCTGGTTCTGGAACAAGCATTGCTGCAGATAAAAATGGCAATCCTTTAGTGCATGTAACAAATCAATATTCATCTGCGAGTTACAATTCATCTACGGGATTAGGAAAGGCATACTATGAGCATGGTAATAGATATGGAGAATATATAGGTAATTTAGGATACTATTCAGCATCAGTACATTATTATTCACCTTGGATAACATTATCTTCACCAACAAAATTAACCGGAACTAGAGCATCTATACCGGATATAACTGGATGGAGTAAACCAGCAATTAGTAGTTCTGCCGTTATTATATACAAAGTTGATTTTGAAGAAGGTAGAGCTAGCCAATTTCATAGCCAATCGCTAGGAGTTCAATTTGCTCCACCTGCACCGTATGATGTAAAACTTCAAAATGAAAGTTCGGCTGTTGTATATAGAGTTTCTGGTGAAATTGAATTTGCAGGAACATCAAATATAATAAGAGCATTTAGAGGAAATACAGAACTAACTGCGGTAAGTTCTTTCTTTGGTTCACAATTAGATGCATATGGGCAGGCAGGATATAAAAATCAAGTTAAAGTAAGTATTTACTCTAAATCAGACCACATTGCATTAGCGGCAAATTTAACGGCACCAAATGCTGTACCGGTAGTAAGTAATATTGCAACTATTGGTAATATAATTAGTTGGACTAGTCCTGAAACAAATCCAACTGCGGAGATTGTTTACAAAATAGAATGTGAAGGTAGACAGACTTTATTAAAAACACAATCTCTTTCTATTCAATATGAAGGTAATACTGGTCCAGGATTGGTAATGAGAGGTGAATGGACTGGTTCTATAAATTATATAGGTTCACATGAAACTACAGATTATCGTAGAGATGTTGTTACTTATTTGGCAACAAAAAATTCAACTAAATACTACGCCGCTCTTAGTGGTTCTGGTCCTAACACTTATAAACTAACATCAACAAAACCACATACTTTTTATGTAGGTTCAACTCCTCCTGTTGGATATACTTTAATTGGTGCACAACAACCGGTAGCAAATAGCACAACTGATTATTGGCAGTATTTGGGAGAGCAAGATTTCTTCGTTGCTGCTAAACTTGCAATATTTGAAGAATCGTATGTTAAAAATACACTTAATGTTGGTACGGTAGGTGGAACTGGTGCATTTGCAAACATCGTTGTTGCGGGTGGAAGAACAGACCCATATATCGCAGTAGGGCAAACCGGAACTGCGGGTGATAGTGGAGACCAAACATCACCTGGAGTAATAGGATATGCTAGGGGTGGTATATTTTTAGGAGTTTATGAAGGTGGTGCAACTACATCCGGAAGATTCTCTATAATGTCACAACCTGGTGGTGCGAGTACACGTGGTTTATTTTGGGATGGTTCTAATTTAATAATTAAAGGAACAATCACACAAACCGAAGAAGGTAGTAATGTGGGAAGATTGATGGGTACTTGGGGTGCTGGTGTTGTTTATTACACAAATGATATTGTTACCTATGGTGGTAATACGTGGACTGCAAATATTGGACATACATCTACAAATAATACCAATGCCGGTACTGGTTATCCTGGTTATGGTCCATGGACAATAGCACCGGTAGCAGCAAAAACTTTAAGATTAGAAGCATCTGGCCAGGTATTTATTGAAGCTAAAGATGGTAGTTTATCACCTGATTGGATACAATTAACATCCAATAAACAAAATATATCTGCAACAACAAACTGGACAACATCACCTTCGGTAACATTGTACAACGCATCAACTGGTGGTAGTACAACAACTACGGGTAATACTGTTTATTTGAGAAAAGCGGATTTTGGTTCTAATAGTATAGTTGAAGTAACTGCAACTGCAGATAGTATTACTGATACTGTATCTATTGGTAGAGTACAGGAGGGTAGTGATGCATTAACCGTCATATTAAGTAACGAATCACATACTCTTGCAGCCGATAATGCTGGAACTGTTAGTGATTATTGGGGAAGTGGTACTAATATATTAATTTATGAAGGAGCTACTCAATTAGATTATGATGGAACGGGTACTGCTAATGGAAAATGGACGGTAACGGCAGCTGGAACAAATATTACAGCTGGTTCTATTACCGATGGTGGTAATTATGCTGTTGTTGGAATTCATAGTACTATGACTGCAGACCAGGCTTCGGTAGCATATTCAATTAATGGTAAAAAATTAAATGGAACTGCATTTGCTATTGCAAAATATCAATCACTTACAAAATCAAAACAAGGTCTTGACGGAGCGGATGGTGCAGATGGTGCGGATGGTGCAGATGGTTCTCCGGGACCAGGAGTTGTATTTAGAGGTGAATGGAGTGATGCAAGTATATCATATTTAAGAGACCCAGCAGCTCCTGCTGCAGCAACAAGAAGAGATGTTGTAAGATATTCAACAAATACAACAAATCCATTTTGGTTATGTAAGGTTACACATACAAGTAACGCTTCAAGAAATCCACCAACTAGCGGAAATACTGAAAATACTTATTGGGCTCCATTTGGTGCAACTTTTAGTTCAGTAGCAACCGATATATTATTGGCACAGGATGCAACCGTAACAAGAGGATTAGTATTAGGAACTGAAGGTGTTTATACTGGATTCTTACGTTCAGCAAACGCTCAAACTTTATTAAATGGACAA